CACTTAACTGTTTTTTGAACGCATACAAAGTCTCGGAAAAGCTATACAATACTGTCAAAACCTGTTCAACAGGAGGTATTATATGGCAACTAACAAGCGCGTGTTCACTCTGAGATTGTCCGATGAAGTTTTTGACAAAATCGGTGTTTTAGCAACGAAAGAACATCGGTCCATCACAAACTACATAGAGTATGTGTTGTTGAAGCATCTGGAAGAAGTGGAGCGAGAGCAGGGAAAAATTGATCTTGACAAAGGAGAATAACTCATGTCGGTTTTGAAGTCCAAGCGCACGGAAAGCAAGGCGGAGTTCGTCAATACGGCCAACCAGATTTATGTTGAGACCCTGAACTTTCTGACCCGCCTTTCGGCCCGGTACTCCAGGCTGGTAGCGGAACAGGTTGCCAAGCTGGCCGGTGAGATTGTCGATTATGCGGAAAAAGCTAACAGCATTTATCCGTCTGATCCGCAACGTGTCGAGCTGCGCAAGGCCCATCTGATTGAGGCTCGTGCGTCGCTCATGGCTTTAGATGTTCGACTGACTCATGTGTACCTTGTGCTGAATCAAAACCCCGCAGGTGCCTTTACCAACTCAAAAGGCGAATCCGTTGGCTCGAAAGACGCAACGGAAAAGCTGGATAAGATGGCTCAGCACCTCGGAGAACTGATTGACAAGGAAAATGACCTTTTGAAAGGGTCGATAAAAAATATCGGCATAAAGCAAAGGCTTTGATGCCGACTGGGTGTGCGGCTGTTAATCTGCCTACTGGCGGTGTGGTGGTGGCTGCGGTCTGCTAATTACAACAACAGCAACAATTTCTGCGACGTCAATACTGACGGAAGTTACAACAATAACAACGCTAACTACTCGGCTGGTTTGCGCCCCGGATTTTACAGATACACGGTCACATGGAGTAGCCAAGTGCGAAAGACGACCGATGTAAAAGGAGCTGCACTTCCCTGGGTGAAAATCCCTAAAACTGCTCTCCGATGGCCTTACACGGACGCTGCTTGCATGGTGAGGAATGTGCCTAACCTCATTTCATGTGTAAGGACAACGCACTTTAGACGGCACCCAACAAGACATTTGTACGGAGGGCGAATATTTTGACAAGTCAGGAGCGCCATGAAGCACGATACCAGCGCCGCCGGGCAGCACGCCGAGCCAGACAGGAAGCTCGTTGTGCCGCCCTAGGTTCGTTGGAAGAAGTATTCAGTTACCACACGATGTTCAAATATGGCCGGAAATGCTGCAACGGTGTACGCTGGAAGCAGAGCACGCAGAACTTTGAGCGGCATCTGTTTTCCCACACAGCGAAGCAGCGGCGGCTTATTTTGGCCAAAAGGTGGCGGCCTAAGAAATACGTTCATTTCACGGTCTGCGAACGCGGCAAGATTCGTGGGATTGACGCTCCTCATATTACAGACCGACAAATCCACAAGGTCATCAGCAAGGAAGTGTTGGAGCCGCTTTACGACCCCAGCATGATCTATGACAACGGTGCAAGCCGGATTGGTAAGGGACTGCACTGGCAGATCAAGCGCATCAAACAGCAGCTGGCACGGCATTACCGCAAGTATGGCCGTGCGGGCGGGGTGTTGCTGCTCGACCTGAAGAAGTTCTTTCCTTATGCACCCCATTCTATCATCTATCAGCGGCACCAGCGGTATATCCTGAACCCTGATTTTCGGCGGATAGCAGATACCATTATTGATACTGCTCCCGGCGAATTTCCGGGCCGTGGGATGCCGCTGGGCGTTGAGCCGAGCCAACAAGAAATGGCGGCGATGCCCAGTGCCGTGGACAACTGGATCAAATGCCAGATGTCCACGCACAGCGCCGGGCACTACATGGATGATTACTGCATCATGCTCCCGGACATCGAAGATTTGAAAAAGCTGGGCCGCGCTATCGTGCGCCAGTTTGAAATCCGCGGCATCCCGGTCAACAAGAAGAAATGCAAGATCATCCCTCTGACAAAGCCTTTCCGCTGGTGCAAGGCTCGTTTTACCTTGACCGAGACCGGGAAAATCAAAGTCAATGGCAGCCGTGATGGCGTGAAACGTGCCCGCCGGAAACTCAAGCTTTTTCACAGGGAGTGGCTGGCTGGTAAACGCACTCTGCAAGAAGTTGCACAGTACATGGAATGCCAGACAGCTTATTATCGTAACTACAACGACCACGGGCGGCTGCTGCGTCTGCGGCGGCTTTGCTATGCAATTTTTGGAGGTAAAGTACCGTGTACAAAATCGTCAAAGCCAGTGATGGCACCGTCCTTGCCTTGACCGAGGACGTGACCTACATCAAAAAAGCCGACAACGGCTGTTATATCCTCTGCCCGGAGCCTGATGCTTCGGGCATTTCTTATGCCGGCACTCCGTACCACCTGTTTGGTCGGAAGCCTCTGGATGATGCAGAGAGCGTCATTCTGGAGCCGACCGACATTGGTGGCTGGATTATGGGGGCGAAAGCTGCCATCGAGGATGCCGACGAGATGAACGTGGATCAGGCTTATCGCCTGACCCTTCTGGAGTTGAATGTCTCCGATACGGATGACACTGAGAATACCTGATAGGAGGAAAAGGCAATGAGCAAAGCAACGGAAATGGTTCTGTATCGCACCTGCAAGCGCATGATCGAGCGCGGCAGTACCGATGGTCTGGCGGAGAAGATCGATATTTTCTACGCCGCCGGCAAACTGACCGATGAGCACTACGCCGAGCTGACCGGTATGCTCGCCGAGAAGAAAGAGCAGGTCTAACCCATGGTGGAGCATGAACGCTTTATCGCCCGCCGCCGGGCGCGCTTCGACGGCATAGATGGAAAAGTGAATATTCCTTATGGAACCGCCCTGACCTGTCAGGACGGTTTTCTTATGCACAAAAACCAGCGTGTGTGTGCTGTGGGGAGCCAGAACGGCATGGACTGCTTTGTGCAGGATGATGACGGTAACGGCACCCTGCGCGGGGATCTGGTAGGAAACATCCAGCGGAGCCTTGAGCGTCGGGATGCGGACTATCAGACCCGCTGGAACCAGGTTTGGGCATCGGCACTCTGCCAAAAGTACCGCCGCCCGGAATCGGACGACTATTGGCTGTGGGCGAGAGCGTTCTTTGATGCGCCAATACTGGACTTGCAGGCTATCGCCACGCTGGTACAGTGAGAAAGGGGGACGCAATCGATGGCGATTGAAGCTTATTCACTGGCGAGGGATGGAGAAAAACAGCTCTCTGCCAATTTCAAGGTGAGGGAGTTTTACTGCCGGGATGGCAGTGACCCCATCTTCGTGGATTCGGAACTGGTGCAATGCTTGCAGAAAATCCGAAACCACTTCGGCAAGCCGGTACATATCACCAGCGGCTACCGCACCGCCGCCTACAACGCCCGCAAGGATGTTGGCGGGGCAAAGTTCAGCCAGCATCAGTACGGGAAGGCAGCCGACGTCTGGATCGATGGCGTGAGCGTCGATACGCTGGCGAACTACATCGACCAGTCCGTCTTGCCGAACACCGGCGGCATCGGGCGGTATTACAAAGATGCGGCCCATCCGAGTCGCAAACAGCCGTTTGTCCATATCGATGTCCGCAAAGCGCGGAGTCGGTGGCTGGGCTGACCTAAAACAGGAGGAAGATATTATGGCTGAGATTCTGAAAGGTTTTTTGATGATTTTCCCTGAGTGGCTGGCGGCTATCTTTATGATTGCCGGTCTGTGCGTTGCCATGCTGGCGGCAGTGCGGCTGGGCTATGGTCTGGCCGTGGCGAAGACGGCCTACAAATGGATCGTCAATGCAGAGGAGAAGTTCGGGGCCGGCGCGGGAGCAGAAAAGAAAGCTCACGTTATTGCTGTTTTGCGCGGGTACACCCCGGACTGGCTGGACTGGATTATCAACGAGAAGACGCTGGACTGGATCGTGCAGATCGTCTTCAATCTGACCAAGAAGCGGCTTGAAGCGTACATGACAAAAAAATCCGTAGAAACCACCACTGTGGCCCGTTTCGGTAAGGCGGGGGAGGACAAGCGCAATGACTGACGAGGAACTGGAGCATCGCCTGACTGCGGTTGAAAACCGTGCGCAGAGCAACACACATCGGTTGGATGAGCTGGGAAAGCTGACCGATGCAGTGAACGGTATGAACACCAATATCAAGCTGACAATCCAGCAGCTCGAGACCACCAACCGAAGCCTTGAAATCGTGACGGCGCAGAACAAAAAGCAGGACGACCGACTGACTGCCTTAGAAAAAGCCCCCGGGGCTTTCGGCAATAAGCTCTGGTGGGCAGTAATTGCGGCGTTTATTTCTTTCCTTGTGGCCTATGAGCTGACCGCGCTTCTACATTAAATAAAATCCC